GGGCTATTGGGATGCTCCAGATCGCAGAAAAATTCGCGCTGTGATCAAGGACAACCCTGATATAGACCTAAGAATGGTGTTTCAAGATCCATATAAAAGGATTAGTAAGAAATCTAAAACGACGTATGCCATTTGGTGTGACCGATACGACATCAAATGGTGTGCCTACCACGACATACCTGTTGATTGGCTTATTTAATGACACAACTAACCACCCCTACTAAAAACTATTATGACGAACCTTTTGAATTTACAAGTTCTATATATTTCTATCTCGCGGATAGTCTTATAACAGATATTGAAAAAGTAACTAGAAGGGAGTTAGGAGAAAATTGGGGGGAATGGTTTTACAATACTGAACAAACCCCATGCGATATACTTCACAAAGTAGACGAATTACTTAGACAACACTTAGAGAAAAGATTTCCTAAAAAAGTGATACGAGAATATGACGATGCTTTAGATGAAGAAGTAGGTTTTCTATTTGATGACTACTGATAGCGAATTCGAACGTCACGAGCCGTGTGAGGTGTGCGGCTCGTCTGATGCGAAAGCAGTCTATACAGACGGACACACCTTTTGTTTTAGTTGTCAGTCCTATGGGACTGGTGACTCCCCACCCACCATTATGAATACTAATGCCTCATTCAAAGGACAAGCACAACGACTCTATAAACGAGGAATCAGTGAAGCAACCTGTGAGTACTACAAAGTCTACAGGGATGGCGAACTTCTCCGCTTCCCTTATTACAGCAGCAGTGGCTCACTACAGGGATTCAAAACAAAAAACAAATTAAAGGAATTTAAGTATGAAGGGATCACTACTGATACTCTCTTTGGTCAGCATCTATTCCCTAGTAGTGGTACACGGATCACTATTTATGAAGGTGAGCTAGACGCTATGTCTGGGTGGGAGGCGTTACCAAATTGGGCACATGTCTCTTTACCTCATGGTGCAGCTTCAGCAAAAAAAGATTTAAGAAAACAAATCAGCTACCTCCAAGGGTACGACGAGATATGTTTATTCTTTGATAACGATGAAGCTGGACAAAAAGCAGCAAAAGAAGCAGCGAGTATCTTACCTGCGGGTAAGGTAACGATTGCGAAGCTTGCTGAATATAAGGATGCTTCAGATGCACTACAAAAACTAGATACAAAATCAGTTAGAAATGCTATTTATAACGCTGATCGTTATCAGCCAGACGGTATTGTTGATGCAAAGACGTTATTAGAGGTAGTCACTACACCTAATGCACCTTGCGATCATGAATACAAGCTAAAGGGTTTACAGAAACTAACCCACGGTATGCGTAGTTCAGAATTAACTACTATCACTGCGGGTACAGGTCAAGGTAAGAGTACCTTCTGTCGCCAGCTTGCGGTTGACCTGCTTAATGATGGCGTCAAGGTCGGGTACATAGCCCTTGAAGAATCCAATAGACGCACAGCTCTAGGGCTTATGTCTGTTGCTACAAGTCAAGCCTTACATATAGGAGAACATGATACTCAAACGCTTAAAGATGCGTACGATAGGAGTTTGGCTATTTGGGATCTACATTTGCACGACCATTTTGGGAGTCTTGATCCTGACGTTATATATAGCCGTTGCGAATATATGGCTCTCGGTCTCGAAACAAAGGTCATCTTCATTGATCATTTATCCATCTTACTCTCAGGTCTTGATGGCGACGAACGTAAATGTATAGATAAGACGATGACCAATCTTAGGTCATTAGTCCAACGTACAGGTATTAGCTTATACCTCGTAAGTCATCTAAGAAGAACAGGCGTTGGCTCAACCTCTGCGGAGGAGGGCGGACGTGTATCTCTTTCAGCACTTAGAGGATCACATAGCATCAGCCAGATAAGCGATAACGTATGGGGATTAGAAGCAAACCAACAGGCGGAGGGTGATAGATCCACCGTACTGCGGGTGCTCAAGAACCGCTATACGGGCGATGTGGGGGTAGCTTCAAACCTTACATATAACAAAGAGACTTGCATCTTTGAAGAAGATAGCGAATCGTTCAATCCATCCACTGATTTCTAATGCTCGTATTCGACATTGAAACCGACGGATTATTGAAGACGGTTTCTAAAGTCCACTGTCTAGTTACCTATGACACTGAGACAGATAAGCTCACTGCTTACAACAACCAAGGTGACTGCCCCAGCATTGTTGAAGGTTTACTTACTCTAAGTAATGCTGAACATCTAATCGGACATAACATCATTGGTTATGACATACCCGCACTGCGTAAGATCTATCCACACTTCAAGTTAGAAGGAAAGCCATTCGATACCTTAGTTCTCTCACGTCTATTTCATCCCAATATGTATGAGATAGATAAGAAGAGAGAGTGGAAGGATATGCCTACCAACCTATATGGACGACATAGTCTTAAGTCATACGGCTACAGACTAGGAGAGTATAAAGGTGACTTCGGTGAGACAACCGACTGGGCGGCTTGGACCCAAGAAATGCAGGACTACTGCATCCAAGACGTAAAAGTAACTATGAAACTATGCGAGCACTTCCGGACTTACCTGACTGGTGCTGGCTAGAGCATCAGGTTGCACAAATACTAACTACCCAAGAGGAATATGGATGGCATTTTGATGAGAAATCTGCATGGGAACTTGAACAAGATCTCAGAAACGAACTGGAAGAAACTACTAAGGTACTTCGAAACAGGCACGCTTTCGTTGCAGACAAGGAATTCACTCCTAAAAGAAATAACCAGACTCAAGGTTATGTAGAAGGATGCACCTTTACAAAGATCAAGGAATTAAATGTTACCTCTAGAGATCACATCGCATGGATATTGACTACTCATTATGGATGGACACCCTCATTAATAAGCTCCAACGGCAAGCCCGTTATAGACGAGAAGGTTCTAAAGGACCATGGGTCGGATATAGCGACGAAATTTCTTCGATGTCTGGAGCTGAAGAAGCTTTTAGGGATTCTTTGCGAAGGCGTGAACGCATGGCTGAAGCTATGTACGACGTCTAGCCGAATACATCACCACTGTTCAGTAGCTACTAATACATTCCGATGCGCCCATCGACGTCCCAATGTCAGTCAAACGCCGAGCGATCCTAGATTCCGCGCTCTATTCACTGCAACAGACGGCTTCGTTATGTGCGGGGCTGATCTTAGTGGTATTGAATTACGGATGCTTGCCCATTATCTTGCACGATATGACGGAGGCAGGTATGCCGACATCCTCCTTAATGGAGATATACACCAAGTTAATGCAGATAAGATTGGAATTTCCAGACGCCAAGTAAAGACAGTTACATACTGCTTTTTGTATGGCGGGGGAGACCAAAAGTTAGGTCTGTCAGTTGATCCACTACTTAAGCCAGCTAAAGCTAAGAAGAAAGGAAAAGAAATAAGAGCCGCATACGTCGAAGCTATTGATGGATTAGATCAGCTCCTTAAGGCTGTAAAAGCCCGTGGAGAGCAGGGATTCATCAAGGCTATAGACGGACGGAAGATCCTAGTTGATAGCTCTCACAAGGCACTCAACTACCTCTTACAAGGATCGGCTGGAATTGTCGCGAAGCGGCAAATGGTGATAGCCCACCAAATTTTCAAAGAAATAAATGTTCACTCTCATCAATTGGGATTCATCCACGACGAATTGCAATTTGAGTGCCACCCCAACGATTTAAATGACGTTAAGTTCACCCTCGAACTCTCAGCAGTTAAAGCTGGAGAGTATTACAGATTACGATGCCCTATCGCTGCTGAAGCAAAATCAGGAGCCAATTGGTCCGAAGTGCATTGAGTACTTAGGACAACCAAGAGAACAAGGTAAAGATTTTAGAAAAGGATGGCAAGGCGAGGTAATAGCCTTTAATAAGCTTGCAAGACTAGGTTATGATGTTCGGTTTGAAAAACCTTGTAATTATGACTTAACTATCCACGGAGAGAAAGGTATTACTAGAGTTCAAGTAAAGACATTTATTGATTTCAGTAATCACTATAACGGTAAAGAGTATTTTTATAAAAAGATAAATTTATTAAAAGGTGCTTGTAAGGATAGTAAAGACCCATACTCGTTAACTGATTTTGACTTCGTAGCAGGAGTAGATGTAGATACAGAAGAAGTATTTTTAGTACCTATTCGTGATTTAGAAAGCCAAATATATCCCGGAAGTACTAAGTGTGGGGTTACTAAGAAATCCATTATCAATTATAAAATATGAAGCTTCTTATTGACTGCGACTACATCGTCTACAAATGTTGTGCTGCTACTGAAACAGAACTCGACTTTGGTAATGACGTAATTGTAGTTACATCATCCTTCAAGGAAGCTTATTCGTGTGTAGCACGTGAATTAGGCAAAATCAGAAGGGAATTTGGCTCATTCGACGAGATGATCCTCTTTTTCACAACCCCTAATAATTTTAGGAAAAAAATTCTACCCGAATATAAAGGAAACCGAAATAGAAAAAAGCCCTGCGGTTTCAAAAGGGTGATAAATAAACTTAAGTCTGAGTACAAAGTTATTACAGTAGATACGTTAGAAGCAGATGATGCTTTAGGTATCTACGCAACTAAGCACCAAGGAAACATCATCGTCTCACCTGATAAGGATATGAGACAG